TCGTCCACACGTTGCAATATTCCCATCATTGATATTTTGTAACCGTGTTTCTGAAAATGTAACCATCATTCCATTTTTTAATGCTTGGTTTAATAAATAAGACAGATGTGGTATTTCTTGATTTAACTGTTTTCTTTCGTGTTTATCAATGAATAACAACTGCTTGTCTGGTCTGAATTTGTATGAGTCAAAAAATAATATTTTATTTCTATTTCGTAAAATACAACAAAAATGTCCGAAATTCTCAGCTGTTAGAAATAGCAATACAACAGCGTCTTTTTTATTTGGTAATAATTCTGTAATAGTTGAATAATTACCTAATTGTTCGTAAGTTATAACTTGTGTATTTGGTAAATAATGCCTTATAAATGTATCACTTATAGGGGTTTCTTGTGCCTTTAATAAAGTTTCCATTATAATATATAATTACATATATATTATATAAAAAATGATATACAAATTTTAAATTTCCATTAAATCAGACCTGAATAATAATGAATGTTCACTTAGAATAATAAGCGGATAACCTTTTATTAACATGATCCAACGAGAATTGAATTGTTTTAATTTTTCAATTTCTTTTAATGAGAACGATAAATACTGGCTCATAAAATATTTATAATTTTGACCTGATGACAAAAATAATGCAACATAATGTGCCTCTGATATGATACTTTTGGTCTCTGCGCCCTTACAGCTTTCGTGGGATGTTACTATTAATGAAACATTAGTATGTCTACCTGTTTCCAATATACTAACTTTTAATTTTTGTAATGCATTTTTATATTCTTTGTTTGTTATTGTATCTGTGTCATCTAAAATTAACATTGAGTTGGAAAAGTCTTGAATTTCTAATGGATCGTGGACTAATTCATCATTAATTGCTAATCGTTTTACATTTGGAATTTTTATAGATTTATCTTCTTTAATTTTTGAAAATAAATATACTTCATTTTTTGGAAAAAGTTTTTGGTAATTTCTACAAAAAGTTGATGTGAGTCGTGATTTTCCCGATCCAGATGGTGCAGAAAAATAAGAAATTGTTCTCTGAATTTTACCGAATTCGTCTTTTTCTTCAGATGGTACAGGTTCAAAAAAATGTGTGTTAGGTAATTCCATATCATAAAAAGGATCAACAGTTTTAAATTTTGTTTTCTTATTTTCTTCTGCATCACAAACAGAAATATATTTTCCATTATACTCACCACCATTTATTATTGCTATTTTTCTACCAATATTATCCATATTAAAAAAATGGGTTGATTTTTTCATCAAATTATATATATAAGTATATTATATTATTTTCTTCATCAGATATATAATAAAATGAGCCTTTTATCTCGTGTAGTTAATTACGATATGTTACATAATTCATCACCTGACCATGTCTATGTTGATATTTCTATTGCTAATAATAATACAAATCCAAATGCACAACCAGTGTCCATTGAGTTTTCTGAATCAAGAAATAGTAATTATGTTGAAGATGCATCACAGTATTATTTGTCAATAATTAAATTTAAAATTGACACGCTTTCATTACCTGTATTTATTCCTTTAATTCAAGTAAATAACGAGGACAATGATGTTAATCTGACTGTGTATAGTTTCACAATGAAATATAAAACTTTTGAAGTACAAGTATTTTTAGAATATATGCCACAAGACATATCTATTGCTGTTCCAACAAGTGTAGAAACTCAAAATTTACAATCTGAATATTATTTTATATACAATCATAAGTCAGTAGTTAAAATGCTAAATACTACATTACAATCTGCATTTACTGCATTAAATAATCTTGTTGTTGCTGGTTCTGATACTTTACCAACAAATAAATCTCCATTTTTTATATATGACGGTAGTTCAGGTGCACTTGTATTAAATGCCGATATTAATGCTTATAATACAGCATTGGCTAATCCAATATATCTATATGCCAATCCGTCAATGTATAACTTATTAAGTGGTTTTGAATATACAAGATGTGGTTATTCTGCGTTAAATGGTAAAAATTTTATGTTTAATATCTATGATGATAATACCAATACTCTTGAAATAACAGACACATATAGTGTATTTAATATGTTTGAAGAATTCAATTCTGTTAGTTTATGGTCACCTGTTCAATCAATTGTATTCACTACACCAAATCTACCTATTAATGGTACAATTGTATCACAACCAAAAACATTTAATAGTAATGTATCTATGGTTAATAATTCATTATCAACAACACAAAATATTATAACTGATATGTCTGTTGCGATGATTGACGGTAAAGAATATCTGCCATCAGTCAGTTATTTACCTTTTAATTATAGATTAACAGATTTAAATGGTAGACAAGGAATTAGCCAAATTAAAATAAATTGTTTCTGGAAAGATGCCTATTCAAATCTCTATTTAATGAAATTACATTCAAATTCTTCAGCCCAAATGAAAGTATTATTTATTAAAAAATCTTTCTACCATAATTAAATAAAATATTTTTCAATCATTATATAAGTTAATTTTAATTTATATAGAACCATAATTCAAAAAAATAATATATAACAATATTATATAAACAAATATGTCTTTACAAGAAAACACAGAAAACTTTAAAGAAGTTAATGAAAGCGAACTCGGTAAAAGAGAAGGCAGACCATTGTTTTACGGCGTGAATGTGGTGGATAACCGTCTCGCCGTTACTGATTCATTACCTTATGGTATTTTCCGTGGTGGCGCAAATGTTACCGCACACAGAGTTCAAGCATCTTCGGCAACAGTAAGTGGTTGTCAATTTCAATTAAATGTGCCTACACTTTCAACTGTTGTAGATAGACACGTGTTAATTGAAATTCCCATGACGTTTTCAATATCAGGTATTGCTGCCAATACAACCCAACTATTAGGAACAAAAGGTACTAATATAGCTCTTGCACCTTTTCCATTCCATCAATGTTGTTCATCTGCTGTAGTGACAATTAACAATGCATCAATTAACGTCAATATGCAAGATTGTCTGGCTATGCTTATGCACATGATACCTAAAGATACTTTAGAACAAGTGTCTTCTATTTGTGCATCCCGTCAAGATTATTTATTAAATTATAATTCTGTTGCTGTAACTAGTCCATTAAATGTGTTGTCTGATGCATTAACATGGAGCACAAATGGTATTCCTCCACGTGGTTTATACAATGTTACTCTGACGCCAGATATAGCTGGTAATGGTAACGGCACTGATTCAAGAACTGTAACAGTCTCTGCGCTATTAGTTGAACCCCTATTATTATCTCCATTCCTTCTCGGGCATAAATCACAAAACGAACAAGGTATTTATGGAGTTCAAACACTCGGTTTCAACTTTAACTTTGCATCTTCTAACATCGGTGCTGTTCGTGCTGATGGTGTAAATTGTCCCGCAGGTTTTACTTCATCAACTATTACTAATGTAGATCAAGCAAACACATATTTACATTTTACTCTCATTAGTCCTCCTGTCGGTTCTGCATTTGCTTTACCTGCTCGTAATATTGTGCCATATACAGAAAACTTTATACAAAAATCCTCTGGTATAAATCTATCTGGAACAACTGTAACTGCAACATCAAATACACTAAATCTCCATCAAATCCCTGATAGAATTGCTTTCTGTATCAGAAAAAAACTAACAGTTACAACACCTAAAGATACTGATAGTTTTTTACCAATCACTGGAGTAAATATTACATTTTGTAATACACAAGGTATTCTGTCAAATCAAAAGCCATTCGGTTTATGGCAAATGGCTGTTGAAGCTGGATCAAATCAAACATATCCTGAATTCGTAGGAAAAGCCAATGTTAATGGTGTACCAGTAAGTACTTGTGGGTCTGTTGGTCTATTACAATTCGGAAAACATATTAATATATCTGAATCTTGGTATGCACCTGGATCTGTTGGTTCATTTGCTTTTCAAATGAATGTTACTGCAGGTGATAACACAGGAGGTCTAACTGCTGCCAATTATGAACTTGTAATTATGTTTATGTATTCTGGATATATTATTAGTGAATTATCATCGACATCTGTATATGTTGGTATTCTATCCAAGAAAGATGTTATTACAGCATCAGAACAAAAACCCGTCTCTATGTCTGGTGGATTATACGGTAGTGGCTGGCATTCTATGTTAAGTGGTCTAAAGAAGGGTTACAATTTCATAAAACCTCAGATGAAACACGTAAAAGGTATGCACGACACATATAAACAACAAAGATCCGGATCTGGTTTTACTGCTGGTCGTCTGTTAAACCGTCTTGAAAAATAGTTATATTTATTTGAAATATTTTTGTAATATTTATATATTATAAAAATTAAATATCCTAATTAAATGTTATTGACAGCAACTTCTAATAATTGAATTTCTGTTTTAATATTTTCAATATGGTGCATAAATGTTCCATACAACTCACTTGCCTTTTTACTTCTTGCTTCTGCTGCTTCTTCAATTGTGTTGTAAGAGCCTAAACTATACTTTTTATTATTGAATTCAATTGAGGCGTGCCATTTATTTCTTTTTCTATGAACTCCACGAACGCCTGATGTGTTGGATTTTAATAAACCCAAGTTCATATGATTTTCTGAATTCGTCGCCCATCGTAAATTAGATGAATTATTATCAGTTTTAATACCATTAATATGGTCTACTTGAGGCTTGTTTTCTGGATTTGGGATAAAAGCCAAAGCTACTAATCTATGATTTCCAACAATTACTTTTTTTTTATTCCTTGACAATGTTGTAAAAAAATACCCTTTTTTAGTTTTACTTTTAGACATAATTTTATGACTCAAAATACTAACAACATTACCAAAATTACTAACTGCATAATTTTCAAATCCGTCAATTATTCTATATTCTTCCATTCTCTAATATATAAATGTGTGTTATATTTAAGGCGTTTTTATATTTGTAATATTTATATATTATAAAATTAAATTTCCTAATTATTAATTGTTATACATTCTAACAAATTTATTAATTTTTTTAACCCGCATCATTTTTTTTGTATTTTTATTTACAATATTCATCAATACATTATATAATAATTTCAATCGTCTAATTAGTGCAGGACGACTTTTTATTTTACATAAATTATCTAATCTTTTATAAATTGTTTTTGGTATCATAAATAATGATATTTTTGATAATTCTTCTTTGATTAATTGCAATTCTTTATGAATATCATCAACAATTTTGTTATTATAATGAATATTTAATAATTCAACAATGGTATCAATATCAGATTTTAATTTATATAGTTTTCCACAATCATTATCAAATATTTCTATTAATATATTGATTAATTTTTCGTTTTTATTTACTTGAGCTATTATAAATAATCTTTTTAAAACTTTCATATAATTTCCATCATCTTTATAATTAAGCATATCTTTTGATAAACTTTCTAAATCGTCTCTTGTCTCTTTTTCTTGATTAATACCTCTACCATTATTATATCTGAATTCATACACATTACTAAATGGTGTGAAATATGATCCAATTAATGAAATTACATCAATCTTTATTATTGAATGCTCATCAAATATATTTAATAAATCAAAATGTTTATCTCCGTTTTTCTGATAACCTTTTTTTATTTCATCAACAGTCCAATGAATACCATCATCTTTTATATTACCAGCTTTAAAATCAATAAAATAAACATTTGGTATCTCAATAATACGAGATATTAATTCCTGAAAATGCTCTTTTACTTCTTTTACAAAATCAGTTTTATTTTGTGATGTTGTTATTATTTCAAATAAATCATAATCTGCCCCATACTTTAAATTAATGGCATTTGAACCCATTATTATTGGATTGTTCTTTTTATAAGATATTAAATTGAATATATCTTGAACTTGGTTATTATAGTGATAATTTTCTTTTTTTTTCATTTATATATTTCAAGTAGATAATATTCTAAGCATCTGGTTTTTTTGTTCGTCTATGTGATACCGGTGCAACTGACTTTTCACGCTGTTCAACTGAACGTCCTCGCGGTTTTGTTGGTTGATATGCTATTATACTTTTTTGTAATGCCTTTTTAATTGTTGGTATCTTATCCTTCCAACCACTATGTTTAAAATTGACGCTCAATGAATTTACTATTTCTTGCAATTCATCTTTATTCGGACAGTTATCGTCATTTATTAATGAAGACAAAAAATTAACAATTGTAACTTTACCACTATCTTCAATTCTAGAAATAATATTTTTAATTTTAGTTTCTTTTTCTTGTATATTGTCTGTAGAAACAATATTGTTGGTTTTACGCCCAGCTTTTTTACGCGGTCTATCATCAGAAGGTAAACCTACTGCTTCATCTTCTTGTGGTGTAGGTATAACTACTGCTTCACCTTCTTGTGGTGTTGGTTCTTCAGCAACTGGTGGTATTGGATTTATTGCAGGTTTCATTCTTATAACATCTGCGTAAGATGGTTTTTTTGGTGATGGTGATATTGTCGCTGTATTTCCTTTAGTTGTTATATTAAACACAGGTTTTCCTACATCAACAGGTGGCATACTTACTCCAGATTGTGAAACAAATGAAGGTGGAGACGATTTAGGAGGAGATGCTGCTCGTGGTGGTGTTGGTGTTTTTACTGTTCTATGTCCAAATTGTGGAGAGACTGTTCTCGGTGCATTTGGTGGTTTTGGAACTAATGCAGGTGGAACAACATAACCAAATTTTTTTGTCAAAAACTTATCTAATTCATCAATGTTATATTGTTGGAGTTTTTCATAAGAAATTTTTTCTTTATGTTTTTTATTATATTCGTCTATAAAATCATAGGCATCTGATGTTCTTTTTCTCATGTTTTCTTCTTTTGTTAATTGACTATATATTGGCGGTTTCGGTTTTAATGAAGGCGATATAACATAACCATACCGTTCTTCTAATATTGGCTCTATTTCCTCAAGAGTGTATCCTTTGAGTATATTAAAATCAAATGCTGTTGTTGGATTTTCTATGTTATATTTTTGGATAAAACGTATAGCATTATCAGATCTTAGTTTTT